CTCCCGTCCACGACAACGAGTCGTGGGCAGCGTGGGTGCTTGAGCACCCTGAGCTAGGTGACATCACCAAGAGGGGGATCCTTATGGGTCTTCCCACTTCGTGGTGCCTCCTTTCACTCATCCACCTTTTCTGGTGGGACACTGCCGCCACAATGGCCGGGCTGCGCGGCGACGATAAGTCGTTCGCAGTCCAGATTTGTGGCGACGACGCGTTGTACGTGGGGCCGGCGTCCGTCGCGCGGGCTTACAAGGACCTCATCACATCGTGCGGGGGCTCCACCTCCGAGGGCAAACATTTTGAATGCCCAGGGAGGGGGCCCTGCCCAATGAGAGGAGTGTTCCTTGAGAAGCTCGTGGAGTTTGAGGTTGGGAAGAACGGAGTAGTTAAGGATCTCAAGTGGTGTGACGCGGTTCCGCTTAGGGGCCTGGTTGCCCCAACGCTGGAGCGGGGGTGGTTCACGGATATATCCAAGAATCGCCCAATCTCCTACGTTGTGAAAACCTTGGTCGCCCTAAGCAGCATCGCCACCAACTCCCCTGAGGGAGCGTGGCGTGCAAACCGCCTCACTACACTTGCGTTCCCGACACTACGCTCGACTGCCAAATCGGCGGGACTCCCTTTGGGTGTCCCCCTCCATCTTGGTGGCTCCGGACTCCCACTCACCTCGTGCAATGCGAAGGGTGACGAACCCTGGGACAAGTCTCGATGCGACGCGGCCCGAGCCTATGCGAATAGGTCAGGGAAGCGTTTCATGAAGCTTGTCTCCGGAGAGGTTGAACCCCTCTGGCAGCTGGCCGCGGCCTGTGCCGAGGACGACGTTCAATCCTTCATTAGCCGTCCGGACGAATACGAGCAAGTGATTGCTAGGATCCGTCAGGGGGCCGATGTTGGATCACTGCGTCCCAACTTCCTTCTCAGGGAGATTGGGGATGCAGTGACCCTCGCCACCGCCTACAATCGTAGGCTTTGGCGGGGTGTTGAATGCGTCCTCTGGGACAGGGCGCGGTTGCTGGAACCAGAGCAAGTCGGCCAGATCGATGAGGTCCTCACACTTTCCTTTGGCAGGCCAGTTCCCTCCCCCTCGGGCCCTCGCGGGCCCTTGGGGGGAGACTGGACAGTCATAGGGACGCGGGAGGAGATCATCGACCAGGGCGCCGCGGTCCTCTATCGACAGTTCGCCATGGTTGACGCCATGGAGAGAAAGTCGAAGAGGTCCCGGCTCCGGCTTGATGTTCAAGCTGTCCGTCGCGCTGCGCGAGCGTGGTGGAAGGCCGTTGACGCCTTGACGGAGGCCGAAGTTGCCTCGGGTCTCCTCGCACCTCCTCTCTACGCAGCGAGGATCATGAACTCTTACGAGGTACATGGTCTTTCGCTACCCAAGTACGGTTACACGGTGTGTTTCCCTACCTGGGGTGTAGAGAGGGCCCACGCGGATGGGGCCTTAAGGCGCCGCTACGCGGGACACTCCCTCTTCCGTCCGAAAGTCGACTTCCATCGGCAGTCTGACTCGGGTTGGGCTTGGGATCGTGTCCGCGTAGATCCTTAAGGCAGGCTCACCCCCTTGGGGGTGGGCCTTCTCACGCTTAAATCGAGCGTGAGCC